CTACCCCCACACGCTCTGGAACGCCTCACCCCTCTGCCGGGCCTTCGGCGTCATGCGTGCCTTTCTCCTGCGTTGCGTTATCCGCTTCTGGACATCCTTCATCAGGATACGCATGTGCGGCTTCCCTTCCTCCTCCATCTTCAAGTTCCAATCCTTCAGCACCTTCCGGGCCCGCACCATTTCCGCACTGTCTCCGGCGTCCAGCGCCTTGACCATGATGGTCGCAACCTCATCGGCCTTGTCGGCCCGCACGCTGTCGGAATGCTTTGACGCCGTGTAGGCGTCGTAGCTTCTGGTTGCGGAAACCGGCTGGAAGCCGAGCAGCTTGCCGAAGGCTTCACCGGAGGACAGCTTGCGCGCCCCCTGTTCTCCCGGATCGTTGATGTCCCGTCCCTTCAAGGTCTTCTGACCTTCCGTGGCAAGACGCCATGCCTTCATGCCGTTGCTGACGGCAGTGGGCACAACTTCCTCCACGGCCCGCCAGTAATTGTCCGCGCGCATGGCCTCCATGACCTTGGAAGGCCGCTCCACGAACATATCCCACGGGATACCGATGATGTCGCCGATCCCTTCCGTCAGCACTTCCTTGGGCGTGCCGCCCTTCTGCATCCCCCCAGTCAGAGCAAGCTCCATCTTTAAGGAACCGCCCAGATTGACGCCAGCCCCGGCGGGAAGGCCGTAACACACGATGTCCCGCAACATTGTGTTCTGAGGAAGCTGCTTGCGGATGGCCTCCGTCCAGTCGTCGTCATCGCCGGACACAGCCTGAACCAGAGCCATGACCGTTGCGTAGAACGGCGTGGAGACAAGCCCGCCCAGCGCAATCGTACTTGCCAGTCCTTTGGCGACCATGATTCTTCCCTCCTTGCCCTGCGTCCTGAGCGCCCAAGACCACAATCCAAGCAGGTTGGCGGTGAAGGTCTTGAACGTGAACGCCGCGCCGAGCCCACGCCCGGCCGTGGAGGAGCGGAGCAGTTCCGGGGCATTCGTCTTGCCGTAGACAAAATGGGAATCGCGCACAATCTCTTCGGCAAAGGCCTTGGCCTGTTCATAGGTGGCCTTTTCTCCCTCCACTCCATACCGCTTCCGCGCCGCCGCCTTCATTTTTCCGTCGCGGGCCGCACGGAACGCCGCCAGAGCGAGGGACCCGCGGTTGAAACGTTCCGCCACGCTCATGGGGTAGCCCATGACCTTCATCAACTTGTTCCAGAGCCGGGTTGACGGCCCGCCCGTCACTTGCCCGCGTACCTCCTCCATGTATGCGTCGGTGATCAGAGCGTCGCCATACAGATCCTGAATGAGGCGGGCCTCCTCTTCCGAAAGCCCCTTGCCCTTGTCGCCGGTAAACCGTCTGGCGTACTGGTTGACGATCTGCTTCTGGGCGCCGTCGATGTAGGCGCGCGCCCCGCCCTCCACGTCCATTTGCAGACGCGGCACGCCGACGATGACGTTCTGGGTGAGGTTCAGCACGGCGGTCTTGATGTTCCCGCCGAGATACCACGCGAAGGCCGCGGACTTGATAGTACCCACGGTCCGATCCACACGGTCGCCGTTCCGCAGCATGTCCTTGACGTACTGCGAGGTGTAGCTCCACTCCTGCGGGTGGGCCTTTGCTTTGATCTTGCCGAGGGCTTCAACAAAATCTTTGGATGCTTCCATCTTGGTAAGCCAGCCGGTAAGCCCGCTCTTGTAGTCGTAGAGCACCCGGAAGAGGTCGTCCTTCTCGAAGCCGGGGATGTTTTTCCGTCCGATGGCGTGGGCTCCCCACCCGGAAGACTTCATCACGTCGGCTACGGACTCGTGCAGCACCTCGGCAATCTTCTTTGCCTGCTCCTTGTCAGCAACCTTGGACAGAGCGGCATCGATCACCTGCTCCATCGCTTCAGGGTCAAGGACACGCCGCCCGAAAGCCTCGTCAGGCAGCTTCGTATTCTCGCCAAGGTCAAACACTGTGTCGGGGTATTCCTTCTTCAACGCCTCAAGCCGCTTCTCAAAATGCCGCCGGGCATACCGCTTGTGCAGCGCGTCGAAGTGTTCACGGTAGACGACCTCGCCCTTCTTGTCCTTCCCCTGAATGAAATAATCCCCGTACCGATGGTGGGGGAAGTAGTTGTGGATGTGCCCAATCTGGGTACGGAACTCCTGAATGGCCACGTCTCCCATCTCGCTCATCCGGGCAAGACGGTTGTGGGCGCGCATGAGGTCGTTGTCGAGGCTCACCCTGATTTCGCGCATGGCCTTTTTCACGGCGTCGGACCCGGGCTGCCTGGAAAGCCATTTGTCGTAGCCCTCATACCATTCTGGATTGGCCTTGATGGTGGTGCGCCCGCTCTCCAGCTCTTCGTCCGTCAGGAACTTGTCAATGCCCTCAAGCTCGGCAATCTGCTTGCCGTCATTGTCCCAGACCAGTTTTTTCAACTCGCCCATGTCCTTGCCGGAAAGCTTGTTCTCTCCGAACAAAGAAGGAATTTCCTGAAGGCTGCGGGCGCGTTCCGCCGCCCGTTCATCCTGCCGCCTGACCTGACGGTCGTACACGGCCTTGAAGCCGGGGAACCGCTTCGCCACCCAGTGCGGCAACATGAAAATCCGCTGCATGAGCGTCACGTCGTCGGATTTTCCAAAGATGCTTCCAATCCACGGATCGTTCTTGGCAAGGTTCATGGCATCCTCGGCACTCATGCCGGTGATGTCGCGGACATCTTTGATGTCCCGCAGGGAGGCCAAGGGCTTGTCTTCTACCCGTCCCTGCTGTATATTTTCCTTACTGCTTTGCCCCCGTTGGCCTTGTAGGTTTCCCGTCTGGTCTTTGGAAGGGATTCCGGGAGTAAAAGGATTAGAGGGGGTCTGCTCACCAGATGTAGACGAAGAGGGGGGTGCACTCTTCCAAAGCTGCTTACGCGTAGCCGCCGTAGGATAGTTCATGTCCACGGGGTACGCGTTTTTCACTATATAGTGGCTCCCATCCTTCTCCAGCTCTATGAACCCTGCCGGTCTTGACGTCTTCCCATTGTTTTTCAGGATAAGAAGACTCCTTTTTTCACCTTCCCATATTTCGTTGTAGCCATTCACCAAATCCCATACGAATTCCTGTACGCTGCCGTATCCTGCGGCCCGGATTTCATTGCCGTGGTTGGCTTCAATATGCGTCAGGCCGTATCCTCCCGATAAGGAGTGGATTCCACGCGGAAGCCGAATCGGAGCCGCGCGCAGCAGACGCATGTCCTTCAGGCGCGTCGCCGGGAACTGGGCAAAGTCCACGCTTCCATCCGGCAAGGTGACGAAGTCCGTCTTCTTTCCCGTATCCGGCGAGAAACGGGCATTGTTCGGGTCGCTCCGCTTCGATGCCATAGCCGGGACCATGCCGCCTTCGGCCATGCTTTCGGGCCTGCCCTCAAAGACATACCGATCCAGCGCGGACAACAGCCTGTCCACGTTCTCGTATTTCATGGACCCAGTGCGCCCGGTCACGGCATCCACCAGCGCGTGCCACGCCCGCAGTACGGCCTCGACGACACGCCGCCAGTATGTCAGCTCTTGTCCGGACAGCTTGTATGCCGCCCGCTTTTCAGCGAGGTGCGCGACAACCTCCTCCATGACCAGCGCACGGCCCTCCGCATCGGAGCGGGGATCAACGCCGTACTTTTGGGCGACGGATGCGATTTCCGCATTGCCCATGCCGCCCATGCCCTGCCACAGCCTGTTGAGCACACGCCTTTTCTCGTCCTTTCCCAAAAGCCCGTTCAGGCCGTGGTGCACCATGTTCTCGTGCATCCACACTTCCGCCGCGCGTGCCGTACCGCGCAGATTGTCCGCCACGAGGTACACCGTGCCGGAAGCGGGATCGTACACCCCCTCCAGACGCGACGACACCTCGCCGTAAAGCTGCCGGATATGCTCGGGAAGTTCCTCAAACGACTGAACCACCCGCGTATCGGCGGCGTTGGCCGCCCGTTTTCCGAGCGCGTCCGCGACGGACTGCACAGCCGCCTTGCGCACGCGGAGGCGAGAGGCCGGCACTTCGTTCAGAAATTCGCCGGGGTTGACGGAAGCCATCGGCGCTTCTTCGGTATCAGGCTTCTTGGACGTTTCCGCCAGCTTTTGCTCGATCTCAAGCATCCGCTCACGGGCATCCTCAAGCTCCTTCTTCTGCTCAAACGGACGTTTCAGCTCTTCCTCAAGAGACGCTATCTGGGCCTTGGCGCCCTTGATCTTCGCCGCGTTCTCGGCGGCGCTTCCCGCGTACCGGGCCAGATCGTTCTTGAGGCGCGTGAACAGGCCCGCAGCCCCGTTGAAGGGGCCTGACTCCTTGATGCCATGAGGCCCGGCAAGCTGATAGGACATGGCCACGCCCTTGGAAAGCTCCCCGCCCGCCTCGGCAACATGCGGAAGAACGGAAACCTCCGCCGATACCCCGTTGCCAAGCTCCACAGTCATTCCGGCGGCGTAATCACGCGGGTTCTTCACCTGCCACTGGGCATATTTCCTGATCCCGGAAAGCACCTTCTCGATACGCTTCAATTCGCCGTCCAGCCAGGCTGATACGTCCTTTGAAAGTTCCTTCCTGCCCTCAATCTCGCCGTCGGGGAAGTGCTCATTGACGAATGCGGTGACGGCTTCCGCGCTCTTCGTCCTCCCTTCAAGGAAGTCGAGATTGCTCTTCGCGCTCCGCAGGTTGTACCGCAGGGTTCCGAGACGGGACTCGTAGGCCGCGTTCAATGCCTCAAGCCTGCGGACCTCCACCTGTAGCTGCATCTTCTCTTTGGCAAGCGGATTGCCGGAGAAGGCCGCCATCATGTCTTCAAAGGTCGCCTGTGTCGCATCAAAGGGATTTTCGAATGACCGGGTGCCCACGTCGCCGCGAAGAAGCTGGTTGATGAACTTCTGCTTGCTGATAAGTTGCTGGAAGGTCACGGAGTCCAGCGTGTTTCTGGTTCCGTAGGTCAACACCTCGACTTCGGAGAACATGTTGCCCGGTCGCCGGATGCGCCCGTTGCGCTGTTCAAAGTCCATGGGGCGAGGCGGCGCATCAAGATGGTGCGCCGTGAGCAAACGCTCCTGCACGTTCACGCCGACGCCGAGTTTTTCCGTTGTCCCCATGAGCACGCGAACGTCACCACGGTTCACGGCGTCGAACAGGCGTTTCCTCGCCTCGTCCGTCTTGAAGTCGTGGATGACGGCTACGTCTTCTTTGGGAACGCCTCTGGCGATCAGCTTGTCCCTGATATCCTCGAACAGGTTGAACTTGCCGTCGCCGCTCTTGAAGTTGTCGCAGAAAACGATTTGCGCCGCCTTGTTGTCGCGGTTTTCCTCCCATCGGTCATAGATGTTTTCCACGGCTCTGTTGGCCTTGCTGACCGGCTCGTCCGGCAGGGAAGAATCGACGAGCCGCAGGTCGATGGCCGCCTTTTTCGCCTTGCCGTAGATTTGCAGCGGCACGCTGCGATTTTTCGGATCGGACTTCTCCTTGCCCGACAGCCTGTCCCACTCGGCTCGCTCCTGCCGTAACGCTTCAATATAGTTGGACAGCGACTCCGAACGCTCCACGACCACCTCGTGAATCCTCCCTTCCTTCAGCTTGGGAAGCCCCTTGATGTAGTCGAGGTCTTCCGTCAGAGCCACATCCGCGCCGGAACGCCAGAGCGTGAGCAGCTCCGGGCCGTTCACAAACTTGTTGAAGCGTTCCACCTGCTTGAACTCGCCGGTCGCCGTTTCCTCCAGATCGATGCTGGTGTCGGCAAAGGCACTGGCAAAGTCGTCGAACTGTTCCACCCCGAACTCCTTCAAAAGATCGGGGCGCGTGTAGCGGAACATGGTCCACATTTCCGTCAGGGTATTCGAGATAGGCGTACCCGTGGCGAGCACCACGTTCTTGCCGCCGGTCTTCGCCTGCACATGCCGGGCCTTCATGAGCATCTGCATGGAACGCTGCGAAGAATCACGGTCGAGCCCCTTCACGTTGTCCATCTTGGTGTAGAAGCTTCCGCGCTTGTAGACGTGGGCCTCGTCGATGATCAGCGCGTCCACGCCGAGCTGTTCGAAATAGATGTTCTCGTCCTTCTTCGTGTTCGACAACGCCTCAAGACGATTCTTCAGCTTCTCAATCTTCTTGCGGATTTGTTTGACCGTCCGGCTCTCCGATGATTTCTTCTTGTCGATATCGTCGACTTCAAAATCATTCCTGAGCGAATCCTTATACTCCTCGATCTGCGTCTCGATGAAACGGGCTTCGTTCTCCGGATCAATGGAAATGGAATTGAAAAAGCCATGCGGCGTGACCACGGCGTCCCAGTCGCCGCTGGCAATCTGGGCCAGAAGACGCTGGCGATTCTTCGCGTTACGCTGCTTTTCCGTCGGCGCAAGGATAGCCGCGCGCGGGTACAGCGTCTTGAAGGTAGCCGCGAACTGCGACAGGGTGGACGCCTGAACGACAATCCACGGCTTTTTCGCCGTCCCGAGACGCCGCATTTCCATCGCCAGCGTAATCTGCAACATGGTCTTGCCGGAACCGACGCCGTGCGCGAGCAAGGTGGATTCCTGCAACCCTCGGACAACGCCTATCTTCTGGTTCTCCCGCAACTCGATGGAGTGGGAAGCGCCGGGAAAATGCTTGATGTCGGGGGCCGTGAACTTGCGCGGGACGAACCCGTTGAACCGACCGTTGTACTCGTCTTCGACGAGTCTCCCGGCGTCGTCATCCTTTTTCAGCCACGACTGGAATTCGTTCTGAATGGATCGCTGCTTTTCCTGCGCCGCCAGCGTCTTCTCGGTGTTCTTCACACGGGACGTTTTCCCGTCGGCGTTGTAATGCTCGTCGTAGACCTCAGTACGTTTCAGGTTCAGACTGTCGCTGATCAGGTCAATGACCGACGCACCGTCCACTCCCCAACGGTTCCGCGCTTCCGGCGTGCCGCCGTAAGCTTCAACGTGCCACTGCGTCGAACCGTCTTCGCCTTCAAGACGCGCCTTCTCAACGGATGCGCTGGAAAAGCCGAGATGCTTCACAAACGCCTCGTAGACCTTGGCGGGAACCCACGACGAGCCGATGCGGGCGTGGATGGCGTCGATGCCGATACGTTCCGGCTGGACCTTCCGCAGCGCCTCCACGTTTTTCTCGTAGGCCGGATTGTCCTCTCGGCCTGCTTCCGCCATTTCCAGCTTCTTGCGGACATTGCCGGAAAGGTAGATATCGTCCGGTTCGATAAGCCCCGTTTCCGGGTTCTCGAAGAGGGTTTCCGTCTTGAGGAGTTCGGCACGGGCTGCCTCCGGGCTCATGCCGAGGAGATTCCCGATATACCCGACGTCGATCCCCGTCCTGAAGATACGGCAGATCTTGATGGCGTCCTGAATGTTTTCGGCGGATGTCGGTTCCTTGAAAGGGAATATCGTGCGCTTGGTGAAGATGTCGGCCTTGGCCACCCGCTTTTCATCGACCTGATACGATTCCCCCTTACGCTTCCCGCTCTTGTACGTCTTGGTGACGGGCACACTGACGAGGCGCTCGATGGCCGCGACCGTGGGAAATTCGATGTCGTCCTCAAGGAATCCGTTTCCGTCCTTGTTGATCGGGCCGTAGTCCTTCACGTAGGCATCATAGGCACTATTCAGCGCGTCCCGGAGCTTGCCGATCCCGGCGTCGTCCGCATCGCTGTTCATCGCATTGATGAGGTCAAAAACCGATTTTTTGACGCCGACGTAGCTTGCCGCCTGCCGTACCTTCTTCGGCTTGTCGTCCCACTCGGGCTTAACCAACGCCCCGTCGGAAACGGTGAACAGGCCGCCGTCCTTCTCGACAAGCGCCCCTTCCCGCATCCCGGCATCCGCGATCCGCTCTTCCCGTTCGACGGGAACCGCTCGCCCCTCGCCGAACACGTTTGCCGGAAGCGCATCAAGAGCCTTTTTCAACCCGTCCTCTATGCTCTCCCCGTCCTTCGGCTTGAGGGTGTACTCGTTCTCCCCGTACATGGACCCCTGCAAGGAATGCTCGCCGAGCACCATCTCGGGATGCTGCACGAAGTATTCGTTGACGACCGCCGGGCCGTCCGGCGTCTCGACGTTTTCCACGTTGCGGAAGGCATTGGATACTGGAGAAAGGCCGGAATCCTTCTTGCGGAAAATCAGGATGTCGGTCGTCACCTGCGTCCCGGCGTTCTTCTCGAAGGCCGTACCGGGAAGCCTGACCGCCGCCACAAGATCGGCCTTCCTGCCCCATTCCTCACGAATCGAGGCCCCGCTCACGCTGTCCATCGTGAAGTGAGACGTGATCTCCATGACCAGCCCGCCGGGGCGCGCCGCGTCAATGGAGCGGGAAATGAAATAGTTGTGGATGGACTGCCTGGCGTACTGTGGGCGCTTTTTGTCCGTAACCCGAAAATTGCCGAAGGGAACATTGGAAATCACAAGGTCGAGGGTGTTGTCCCCCACGCGCTTCGCATTCTCGAACCCCGTCACCTGAATGTCGGCATCCGGATAGAGCTTGCCGAGAATCCCCCCGGTAAGCGTATCCAGTTCAACGCCGACGAGACTGGAACGGCCGGAAAGGCTTTCGGGCATGAGGCCGAAGAAAAGCCCGGTACCCGCCGACGGTTCAAGCACCCGTCCGCCACGGAACCCGAGCTTTTCCGCCATGCCCCACATGGCGCCGATGACCTTGCGGTCGGTATAGTGCGCGTTGAGCGTGGACTTCTCGGCGGCGTCCCATTCCTGAGCGGTCATCATGCCGCCGAGATCGGGATGCAGCGCCGTCCCGTAATTTTTCTTCCACCGCGCGTAATCCGAACGCTTCTTGTCGTCGGCATAACGCAACGCCGGAGGAAGCCCCCCGTCAAACCGCTTTTCATACTGCGCGGCGTAAGCGTACTCGGTGTTAAACACTTCCTGAGCGAGAGAACCCCATCCGGTGAACTGTGCGAGACGCTTCTTTTCCTCCGGCGTCGCGTCCCGCTTTTCCTCGTTCAGCTTCTTGAGGATGCGGACGGCCTCGATGTTGGCCTTGGCGCGGGTGACGTTCCCGCCGGGAACCAGCACGTCATCGGGGCCTACACGGTGATTTCGACTATTCTTCCGTCCTCGCCCTCCGTCGGCGGAAAGTTTTCCGGCTCGTCCGCCCAATCCAGAATTGCTTCCCTCAGCTCCTCCGGCATCTCCGCGTCCAGATCGATCATGTCCGGAGGGCACAGCGCCGTCTCGATCATTTCCTCCTTCGCGTCCTCCGGCGTGTCGTCCATCTCGCGGTGAATCTGCGTCATGACGCACACCATTCTGTCGAGGTGATCCAGAAGTCCCTTGTGCCCCGGCGTCTCCCACAGCTCCATTACCAGCTCCGGATCGTTGTCCAGAAGCCATATGAGACGCATCTTCCACCACGGGGAGTTCTGCGGGTCCATTACCGCCACGGTCATCGGTTTCGCCATGTTCGCCCTCCTGCATTTTCTTGGATTCTACCACGGGAGACGTTGCCCCGGAAAGCGTTCTGTCCGTATTTTCCCGCTGCTGCCTCCATGCGTTCTTCTCCGCCCACCGCCCCATCATGGTATCGATATGGCCCCGGATCGCGTCAAAATCCTTCACCCATGCTGCGGGCAGGGGATCCGCACGGAATGCGGCCGTCACCCTGTCCAACAGATCGCGGACAAGTTGGGCCACCCGCGCGAACAGGCTTGGCCGCTCATCGGCCATCTTCGCCCAGAACGATTCTTCGGTGAGCCGCTTGCCCACGAGGTCGGCCCCGATCTCCTCCAGAATAGCTTCATCCGACATCCGGGCCACGGTTCCGTCGCCCCCCGTTCGACGATCGAGGTTTTCACGGTAACGGGGAATGGCGTCTTCCTGAAGGTCATCCAACAGATATTCTTGGAATTGTTTATATGCTTTGAGGTCTTCGCTCCGCATTCTGTGCAGGAGTTCATGCCCGAGGACGAAGAGATAAGGCTTTTCTCTCTCCGCGCTCCCCTCCATGAACACCACATGCTCAATGGTCGGAACAGACGCGCCGCGGATGCCTGTCTGAACGGACGAACTATCCTTGAAAATGACGACATCCTGTCCGAAAACACCCCCGATCTCTTTCAGCCGGAGCGAGGTTTCGCTGTCCTTCCGTACTGGGATAAATCTGAGGCTCTCCTCATCCACACCGAGTTCGGACGCCGTATGTCTCTTGAACTCGTTCAGTACGAGTTGTTCGTAAGCCTTCTTTCGTTCCTGCGGGTTCAATCCGTGCGCCCATGCCTCGGCTTCAGGAGAAACCCCGCCCTGCTGACGTTCTATGGCCCGAAGCAGCTTCCGCTCTATTCCTTTCCGCCCATTTTTCTCAAACGACGCATTTTTCGTTCCTTTGCTTCCTCCGGATACATCGCGTCCCACTTCTGGCAATCCTCGAAATGCTGGCTCATCTCCTCGTCCAGAAGCAGATCTTCCCGAGTCAGGAATCGTAGGAATCTGGTTGAAGGACACATTCTGGCCCCGCCCTTCTCCGGGAACCTCGACAGATCCCGCGGTTCGTTGAACAGCGGCTCCAAGTCCGGCCTCTCTGCCATCAACTCCAGGTAAAGCCGTATCCAGATCAGGTCTATTTCCCAAATCCCCATGGTATCGTCCGGATCCTCTTGCAGCCGCAGCCAGTTCTCCCGGATTCCCCGCCGCGTCGACGGGTACAGACTCCGAAAGAAGCTCTCCAGTTCCAGTTCCGGGCGTTCCTTGCTGTAGACCGGCATGGCCTTCCTCCTTTTGCCCGGAGTCTACTCCACGCCTTTCCCCGGACAAAGAGGATTCTCCCGTGCCCGCAGCAAATTCCGATGCCAAAATCCGCTCTATCAGACTGTTCTTATTCTTTTCCTTGCGTGCGGCGGGCAGTTCCTTTTCGGGAACAAGCGCCAGAAGTTCTCGCCGCGTCATCCCTTCCAGCCGTTTACGAGCCTGTTCTTGAACGGCGGGAACTTGCCCAGCGTTCTGCTGTCCGGCTGCCATCCCCGCAGGGGACGGGACAACCGAAGGGACGGACGGATGCCGTTCCGAACGGGAGGCCGGAGCGGGAGAGGGAACTGCCCCAACAATGATGTGGCTCCGCAGGAAATCTTCCGGAACCGTGTCCGGCGCGCGCATCCCAAGCCCTTCCGCCTGCGCCGTGGTATCGCCGCGCGGGGCCTGCATGGGAACACCGCCCGCAGGCTGCGCGACGGGCGAAGACAACCCGCCGACAACACCCTGTGCCGGAGCAGTGGAAGGCATGGATATGGCAGGGCCGGACGGTGCGTTGTACGGCGTCACCAAGGTACGGTCGTAGGCGGACTGAGAAACGGCATTTCCAGCCATGAGAGGAATCCGTGCATTGCCGCCAACCGGTCGTGCCTGCGGAGCGTTCGACATCGGAATGACCGTATAGGGAACATCTATGGCATCCATGTGGCCCGGATTCTGGTTGAGGAAGTTCATCCCGTACATTGTCGAAGGCTGTCGCACTGCCGGGGCATTCTCCCCATAATCTCCGACGATGAGGTCCACCGTCTTCCCAAAGGAAATACTTGGTCCCTTCGTCATGTCCCAAAGATCAGAAACAGCGTGCTGGTCATCTCCGCCAACACGCTGTTCATTCTGCCTTACCCATTCCGCCGTTTCGTCGTACCCGTCATCGAACGGATCAACCGGCTTTATCCGGTCTGTGGGAGCCCCCTGCGGCTGTTGTCGTCGCAAAACGTCTTGGTAGCTCTGTCCACCGAAAACCCCACTCAGGCCAAAATCTTCCGCCTGCGGCCTCTGCCCCCCATTCGGCGTGGGCTGTTCCATATTTGATGCGGCCTGTTGCGTGGATGGCTGGGGATTCTCTATAGTGGGTGGAACCGTTGTTCCGCCTCCCGATTGCTGGATATTCCCCTCTTGTCCGCTGTTCCTCCCCGCAAGCGTCCGCCGGAAAGCGAGGTCAATCCCCTTCTTTCCTCCGGCGAAAAGCGTGGTCTGGGCAATCGTGGCGGGTGCCACCTCAAAAAAGGCATCAATGGGTCCGGGGGCCTTATCCCGAAGCCCCATGTCGGCTTCAATGCCGCCCTGCCCCATCTGCGTAATGGTTTCAGTGCCAAGTTCTTCGCCATACAGGCCAAGGATGCTCTTAAAGGCTCCCTTGATCCCGCCTTTCACCTTGGAGCCAAGAGGGCCAAGGAGTTTGGTCATCAACAGATTGCTTATCGCCTCGGGACCAGCTTCCCAAAGGCCGTACTCCGTGGCCTTGTCCGCGAAGTAGCCCTGTATCTTTCCCCATTCGTCAGGAGTCGGTTCACGCTTGAGCACTTGCGTGCTGGCGTCATAGAGCGTCCGGTTGAACTGCGCGACGGAAGCCTCGTAAGCCGTCTTCCCGGAAGCGGCCATGCCCGCGCCACCGGCAACGACAGGATTCCCGCCGGAAAGCAATCCACCAGCGGCCCCGCCAGCAAGACCAGCTCCCATTGTGGTCAGACTGTAGGGGATGGAAGACATGGCTTCGGTTACACCACCAAAGGCCTTCCCCGCGTATTTCTTATGATACGCCTCCAGTTCGCGCTGCGTCTGGGCTCGCTGCGCCATCTCTTCCTTGTCCGTAGGATCAAAGCCGCTGACGACGTCCTGAACGGTATCCACGATACCCCCGGGGAGGAAAGTCAATCCTTCCCCGACGGCCTTGGCGGATTCCCATGTGCGTTCAAGAATACCGGGCTGTTCCTGCGGTTCCTGTTCACTCATAGGCGCATATTGCGCGAACCAATTTTCATCAATAGAGGGGATGATACCATGAATGTCTGTGCGTGTGGGTCGGGGAAGATTATTCCTTGCCATCGATATGCCCTTCTAGTTGAATTGATTAATACCCGTTTGGAATACCGGGATCATAATTTCTCAATCCGTTATTAAAAGTATTCCACCAATCATAGATGTCCTTCAGATGTGCGGGTTTTTCAGGCGGCCCAACAAAAGCTCCCGCCACCCCTTCGGGTTGGCCTTGGCTGGAACCTCTGTTGGTGGCCTTCTCTATCTGCTTCCCAAATTCCATGAACTTCAATCCGGACTTGTCAGTGGACTGCTCCGATGGCTGTTGATGTTGCCCTTTGTCTCCGCCAGACAACTGCTGGTAGATGTACTTCTGGGCTATTTGCCTGAGTTGCGTTTCAGAGGCATTGGGGTTCTTTGCCTTCGCCATACTTACGGCCTGAGTCACAGCGTCGTCGTACGCGGCAAAGGCTGAGTTTCTGGTAAGCCCGTGCTTCCCCATCAAAATTTCGAGGCTCATTCCGATATAGGGATTATAGCTTTCATTCCCCATATCGTCTTTCGAGGTTGAAACTTTGTTTATCCACGACCTGTCACCATCCGTAAGATTGAAGGCCATGCCTCCGGCCCCCCCGCCAAGCCCACGCCCGGCGGCGATACGCTGCGCGTTGTCGATCTTGGCCTTCACGTCGGCACGCACCCATCCTTGGCTCATAAGGTCGTCAAGGCTGCCCACCATGCCGCCCATCCCTCCCTTGTCGTCAACGACACGATACGAAGGCCCAACAGAGTAGTCGTCATGTCTGTTCTGCGGGATGACGTAGATGGTTTTCCCGCCTTTGGTCAGCGGAATCCATTGGTTCGGATCGGAAAGAGCCTGAGCGTTGCCGAGGATGGTTCCCATCTTGTAACGGGCTGACGCAGCAAGGAACCGCGGATTCACTGTCTGCATCTGCATGTTCGCGCCGCGAAGCACACGCTGTTCGCCGGACATGATGCCATTGAGCTGCTCAAAAACTTGCTGAGGCGTCATGCGTTCACCGGTATCAATGAATTTTCCTTCTTTCGACGAACGGAACGATTCGGCAAAATCGCCGTCCTGTCCAAGCTCGTATTTGTAGGGAAGAGGCGACTTTGCGGAGAGTTCGCTTACGATTTGCCCGAACCTTCGCATATCGCCAGACTGATAGGCTTTCTGTGCCTCGAAAGCCAACGGACGGAACGTCTTCTGGTAAAATTGATCGTCCGCCGCCTCCATGTTCTTGAGCATGGACAATCGGGATTGTTCCGTATTCGCGCGGTCGAGCATGAACTTTCCCATTGCCTGTACGCCGTGCCGGGTGTTCAGGATGGAATCTCCATCAAGGGCCGACAGATCCCCAGAACTTCCAAGTTTACCAGTGATATACTCATACGCCTTATTCGTGGCGTCGCGTTCATCCTGCTCATGCCGGACTTCCCCGATCTGCTGGCCGGTGCGCATGGCGTTGCCGAGAAATCCGACACCCTGCATGGCGTTCCGCCACGGATCGTCGCCGTATCCCCTCATCGTTCCTCCCTACAGATAGTAGCTTGCGAGGCCAGCCAAGGCTCCGGCCGCCAGAAGTCCCCACCCCACGGGCCCGGCGGCGGATGCAGCGCCCGCCGCCTCCGTCGCCGCTGTAGTCGCCCCGCTTACTGCGGCAGCGCCCCCGGCATTCGCCATTGATTCCGCAGCGGCAAGTGATGCAGCGGCGCCGCCAGCCGTTCCCCCATTTGCCAGAGAAAGAGCTCCGCCGCCGATTGTTTCGGGAAGCGTGCTTCCAATCGCTCCAGCGGCACCGCCAATACCTCCCGCCACTTCCTCTCCCCCGCCACCCAAGGCCCCTTTCACCCCGCCCCACATGGCTTTGGTGGCCTCGCTTCCGGTGAACATGTCGGCCATGCCCAGACCATAACTGCCGCCGGCGATCATGCTTCCGAGCGCGCCGCCGAAGCTCTTCTTCGGTTCCTTCACTTCCTGCTTCTTCGTCATGCCCGCCGTGGTCGCGGAAGCGTTCTGCATCCCCTGCAATGCGGCCTGATAAGGACTCTGCTGTCTGTACAACGCCATCAACTGCCTCCGCTCATGAAACCGACGCCCTGTAACATACTGCCCGTCGGGTTGAACGATGCGGCGTTCTTCAGCCGCTCGTAATTCTCTTGTTCCGCGCCGACGCGGGCCTGCGTCCGCGCTCCGGCCATCTGCGCGGCCTTCTGCGTGCCGAGCGCCGCCTGTATCCCTTGAAAACGCCCGGAGTTAGGGTTGACGCCCATCCGCGCGCTCTCCCGAGCCATCGTGGCCCCGACGTCCTTCCAGACATTCGAGGCGTCAGCCGAGGCCAGCCCCATGCGCTCGTTCACGTCAACGCCCTTCGTCGAGGCGTCCAGAAACTGTTTGGCGGCCTGTGTCTGTCCGGGAAGGAGTTCTTTGGCGGCGGAAAGCTGGTTCTTGTATACCTCCGTTTCCAGAGGGAGCAGCTCCATGTTCGTCTGTGCCTGCGCGATTTCATAGGGCTTGAAGTGCTTTTGCCACATGTCCATGTATTCGCGGGCCCACGACTGCTGTTCTTCGGCGATGGTGGCCATCCGGTCGTTGTACACATAGTCCACCGACTCCACCGAACCACCGCCGCCCTTGCATTCCGCAACCTCACCGTCATGCCAGTAGCCTTCCTGCTCCAGCGTTTCTCCGGTCATCATGTCGAGGACCAATTTCGTGTAGATCATGCGCCGCATGGGCTTTCCTCCAGAGATTCGCGGGTGGTCGTGGTCAATACGGCATCCTCCGTCAACCCCGATCCCGCGTTGTAGGCGAAGTGAGGCAGGACGCATTGTTGCTTGGCCCCACACAGCAGCGCCAGCTTCCACGCCAGCGGGTTGCACGCCGGGGCGATCCCGATCAGCACGTCGAACAGGTACCCCCGCGCGTCCCGAAGTCCTAGATAGTGCCGAAAAATGCCTCTGCCGATCTTGATGGTCCGCCGCCTGCCCCAGAACGCTCTGAACAGGGCATAATGCCCGCGCGCAGAACGCCCCTCGATGGTGTTCAGCCAGCTCACGCCGCAGGGCTCCCCATCATACGAAACCAGAAACGGAAGCGAGCCGGGACGGAACAGATCCGCCTCGAACGCCTCGGCGGACGTCACGGTCCCGTCCATGAACACCCGCCTTGCGGTTCCCTCCAGTTCAAGCCGGACATACACGTTCCGAACAAGTGCCCGCTCTTCGGCGCTCCCCCTCAGATAGACAAGCCCGACACGGCTCATGCGGCAGTCTCCTTTTCATCGCCCATCGCAATCCATGTGAAATCCCCGCGTGCCGTGAAAGACCAGACTCCCGTACCGGCACCCTGCCCGTCCGTGGCCTCGGTCCATGCATCCGGCCCCACATGAACGAGCTGCGCCTCTACGGAGGCGGGAACCGTACAGGCGACCGAGGCCAGAAAGAGCATGGGGCGCGCTTTCCAACTTCCGGGGATGACGACACTTTCTCCATCCACGGCATTTCCGAAACGCCACACGGGCGGAACCGGAATCACGCCCGGTGCCATTTTCCCCGCCGTAACGCTGCCGTCTTCAAGCTGTGCCGTCCCCACGGCCGCATCGGCGATCTTCCCACCGGTGACGCATCGACCAGCCAGCTTCATCTCCGTGACGGCATGGTCGGCAAGCGTGCGGGAAACCACAGCGCCATCCCCTATCTTGTCGTCGGTCACGGCCCGATCGCACAGCTTGCTCGTGGCGACGGACCCCTTTTCCAGCGCGTCCTCCGTAACCGCCCCGGCGCCCAATTCGCGCGGGGTGATGGTACTCTGCGCCAACTTCTTTCCGGTCACGGCACCGTCACGGATTTTCCTTTCCGTCACCGCGCCGTCACAAAGCATGTCTACCGTAATCGCAGATGAGCCTATGGGCTGCGGGGCCTGAAAGGAAACAACCTCCGCCGCCCGGACGGCCCGGGCCGTTTCAGCTCCGCGCATGTCGCCCGACAGTCGCCTGAGCACCGCGTCGATCGATGACAGATAGGCCGTCAACTCACGGGGCAGCCCGCGAGGCACGGAAGGCAAACCACGATCAGCGGCCATATTCCAGATCCTCCACACTGCTTCCCAGGCGGACCTCGTACACGGGACTCCTCCCGGAAATCTCAAAGCTCCAAAGCCGTTCCGAGCGCGTGGGAGGGATGCGCCGCGTGCGCGAATCCCTGAACGCCATGTGAGCCCGGGGGCGTTCCGCATCCGGCCCGAAAACCTTGAGTACTGCCGGAGCAGTCGTGCCCTGTTCGCCTTCGACGCGGGCGCAGGACATTCCGGTCAACGCCGACGTAAAAAATACCTTTGACCGCCATGTATACTCCAGAGACTCTCCCGCCTCGAACCTGTAGACGCCGTATCCGTTCTTCGTTTCAATAGATAGATACACACAGTCGTCTTCCGAATGATGGTACAGAGCGTGAACCTTCCAGTCCTCGGGAAACCGGACCCTCACGACGTCTGTTCGCCCGAGGTTGAACAGGAGCCCCTCGTTCGTACCGGAAAAGAACGCGACGTACCGCCCGTCGTGCACCGTGCCCATGAGCGTTTCAGGATGCAGCTCCTGCCACTGCTCACGCGTGAAGGTCTGCCCGGAAACAAGGGACTGCTCGTTGCTCGTAAACATCATGAGCCCGTCCGGGCTGGCGTAGATGACGCCTCCGGGAAGCGACGCGACGGACCGGGCGGACATGCAGGCCTGTTCGATGGGCAGGTGCACGAGCTGGAGCGACTCCGGCACCCCACCCTGCGCAAGATATGGCCTGCCCGTGGTCAAGATGACGATGGTGGCGTCAACATGCCCGAGTGCAATGATGGTGTCCTCGACCGTCAGCCTGTAGATGGACGGGAATGCATACGGATAGAACGGCTCCGACACCAGCAGTTCATTTCCGCGAAACGCCGCATAGATGCCGTTGTCAGTCTTGATCAGTCCCCGCGCGTCGTCGGGTATGGGGTCCCAGGTGGACGTCCGGAGAATCTCCGTGGAAACATCCTTGTCCAGTATGGTGTCTGTATAGGATGTCACCTCCGCCGGAAGCTCTGCGAGAAAATGGAAGTCGGACGCCGTGGTGCCGGAAACCGTGCGGTAGATGCGAATATGCGAAACCGTGAGCCCTTCAAGGGCGGGAACCGCAAAACCGGACAGAGTAACGCCCGCCCCATTCGGGACGTCGACAACCTCCGACGGCGGCGACGGCGCGGACTCCTGTTGGATAAGACCGCCCGCGAGAGACTGGACGAAGGTGTAACAGTACGCGGATGAACGAACGATCGAGGACTCTTTTTCCGGGGTAAGGATCTCTTCGAGCGTCGCATAGGGAGTGACTTCGACATTCCTTTCCTCCACTAGGGCACCTTCGGAACCATACCGGAGGGGAAGCTCCGCATGAGTCCGCGCGCAGAACCCGAATACGGAAGTGGCCAATGCCGCCTCTTTGGCGACGTTCGCCACAGGCGCGACGGAAGGCCGGGGAATCCCCAACCGGTGGATCTCTCCGCCAGAAAGCCGCTGTGTTGGATAGCCCCTTTCTCCCGTCACAAGGACATGTCCAAGCGGCTTCTCACCATCTACATCAGCCACGGCGCTTTTCACGGCGCTGACCTCGCCTTCCCATGCAAACCAGCCGTCAATGTCGTGCTTGAAAATGGCCACGGCGGGAGCGTCCAGCGGCTCCATAAACGCGGCGCCACGGAGAGGCCGGAGGCTCCCCCGATCCAGACAACAGTTCACAGCAGCGACCGCATACCCGCTCTCCAGCATCCGAGGTTCCATACGCGGCATTTCACCGAGAAATGAAGTCACAGCAAGAGTAGGCATCACAACCCCGGGCCATCGCCACCGCTTCCGCCGGACTCCCCGCCGGAGCTTGTGTGATGGGTCTTTACGTGTTCCTTGATGGCTTCGGCGATGATGCCGTCAAGTCCTGCCGTTCCCGACAGGAAAAGGAGTACATCTTTAGAACCGTCGATCTCCACTACCCCGGAAACCACGCCCGAGCAGGAGAGCTTCACAGGCGCGTAAAGCCTGCCCGCCGTGTCCGCGCGTTTGGCCACATTGGCCTCCTCGACGCGCTCATCAAGCGTACCGTCGGCCTTGCGATCCACATCCAGCCGCTTCCAGCCCTTCCACTCGCCTCCAATGGTCGCGCGGGCCGCAATCTGAAGCTGCTCCGTGTCCACGACGAACTGGAGCAACTCCCCGGAATCAGCGTTGAAATGGAATCCGAAAATCATGCAGGCCGTGCCTCCAACGCCGCAAGCTGTTTCATCAGACTCGCTATCTCGGCATCACGCTTTTCACCAAGCCACCGTTGATATGCACACTCCAGCGCAAGGGCTTCTTCGTAACGAATGCTGTAGCAATCCCCCGCCTCTCTTTCAGGAATCAGAACACGTTCTTCATAATGAAACTCTTCCGGTTCCTTTACCGAACCGTCTTCATTGTGCGTTTCTTCTCTCGTAACGACCTTAAAGCGTTCCGTTACGGCTTCCTGCGCATCCCATTTGTCATAGCAGACGATGCCGTACCGCATGGCGTCAAGGCCTTCCGAAGCGAAAGCCGCGATCACCTGTTGCGCTATGAGTCCTATATGTATACGCGCCGCACTGCCCTTTTCAGCAACCGCATCATTGAAGAGAAACTGTTTGAATTCCACCTTTCCCCACGCCTTGAAGACGGATTCGTCTATGGGCCTGATATCCTTTTTCAGCCGTTCGTCCGATGTTTCTATGGTCCCTGTGGATGCGTATACCTGTGACCAGCGCTTATTAGACCATCCATTTGCGATAGTGCCATCTGTACCCGGATTTACTGCTACAGTTCCAACCGATAAAGCATTCGAGAGCGTACCTGACGCATCCGTGCAGAAAAAAAGATGGTGGGAAGATGCGGATTGACGCGCCCGGTAAAACGTATTCGGATTCCCTTTTTCTACGTAAATATCGTTCTGGCTAGTGTCATCAACCTGTAAAACGATTCCGGCTGTGCCTGTTCCGGAAACCTTGTTGATAATGACGGAAGCGTTACCACCGTCTGTATTGTTTTTGATTCTAAGGGAATCTCCGGTTATATTGAATGGATACGCACCAACAGTTTTTATGTGGTTCGGGCAGTAGCCAACGTGCCATCCGATATCCGGATACCCGAGATCCTGAAACCACGAATCGCATTTGAATGCGGTTGTTCCCGGAATGCCGTCCATGCTGCCGTTGCGCATGAATGCGCCACGGGAAATCTGTATCGCATTCCACATTCCATAGGGGTAATTGTCCATTCCGCCCGAGATCAAAATACCCGCATGGGCCATGCCCTTTGAAGAAAACGCCTTGACATGTTGGCAGATTGTAGCTCCTGCGGGCGTCCCATTCGTTTGCTCAGTTCCTCCATTTTCACCGACTATGGCCCAATGTTCGGAAGCCATGATCAGCCCTGAGCCCTTTGACTCGTTATATACGGCGGAATGGATCGCGCAGGTGTCAGAGTTGTTGATGCCATCGGCGGGATCTTCCTTCTGGCAGCGCCCCCAGATGGCCACGGCGTCGCCGTCGCCATTGAGCCTGTTCTGCATGAAGCCTCTGATGCAGACGGGGTGGGAATTGCCCATGCCCTTGGCCGATCCGCGAACCTGAATTCCCTGAGCGCCGGATCCGTATTCCGTCCAGTCAAAATAGCCGTCGCTGTACGACTCAAAGCTCAGGTCTACAAGTGGCGACCATGACTCTTTGCCCTGAAATGTCCTATAATGCTGAATAACAGGACCAATCGTTCCCATATGGTTGGCAAAGGCGCTTTCGCGCATACCAGAAGCTCCATCACCCTGATACACCGAAGCATCCATCACATGATCGACGCCATTGCCGAAACATCCCTGGACAATGGAACGGATGATTCCATTGACACGGTATTGCCCAGACGGAATGTAGCCTACCCCTCCCCTTTCAAGAGCCGCCTGCCAGAGTTCCCACGCCTTGGTATCATCATGCACCCCGTCGCCCTTCGCCCCGAAGTCCTTCACGTTGATGATATCGGCGAAGCGGGTGGAGAGCCCCCGGGGGGTCATGGTGCCGTTTGCCAGTACCTGTAACCGACCACCGTCACCAAGGGCCGCAGGCTCAAAAACGGCCAGGGCATCTCCAGTCTTCTGAGCAAAAATCCCCCCGGACAATGCCGTTATCAGCTCACGCCGTGTCATATCCATATGTTTCCCCTCATAATTATTGAGAATACGTTTTGACGTAGTATATTCCATCGGGCGATGCTTCCGTAATATCATCCAGCGATTCGACAACCCGCACCCGAAACGACTGGGCATGATCATACGCCATGTCCGCCCATGACTTGGACTCTTCGGCCTTAGTACTGGCTATCCCGGCCTTGGTCGTGGACAGTTCCGCATTGACAACAGCGATCTCACATGCCTGTTTCGCTATGACCGCACTGTCCACTGCATCTTTGATATGAACGGATATGGAAGCGGCTTCTTCCGTCGCGGTTCGTGCGGCGGCACAGGCCGCTTTGCTGGCGGCGAGCACCTCCGACGTTATGATGGCCCCGGCGCCACGTACAGGGTACGGTTCAAGATCGCATATTTCCTCAAGAAAGCAATTTTTATTCGGGATAGATGCGTAAACGGTAATCGCTTTTCCGTTTCTCGGCATCATCTTGAATCTGTACTCGCTGCCTTCAGTGCCGAGCTCATTGGGAAACAACGCTATGGTGCAACAGCCCGTCTCATCAGTCTGCCCCGTGTATTCTTCGGGTACGATGTAACCGTTATATCGTTCGGGCGTCATGAGCTTCGCCTTCACGGAAGCGCCAATCTCTGGATCACCATCCTGATCGTGCAGCCTGACGGTAACCATAACGGTGGGGATAGACGTCATATAGCCTCCCGGACACGGATGGATGGATACGTGATGAAGGAATCAAGTCCCCGAACAGCACGGATTCTGGCCTTGGCCACGCCTTCCTCGTACAGGGAAAAATGCAGTGTGGAACCGCCAGGGTTGCTCCAGCTTACCTGGGGCCCGCTCTGGCTCAGGACTCTGGCCAACGTGCCCGCCGCCAGATAGTCTCCCCATTCTTCAAGTATCTGTTCAGGTATTCGGGTGGCGAAGCGTGTCGGGCGGATCGCCGCAACTATCCTGACCAAGCAGTCCTGACGAACGGGTGTATGGAATGCCACCACGCCATCGTCGCTTCTGAAGTCCATGCCCGGCGACAAACGACTCCCGGCAAGCTCAAGCGCGAATACACGGGAAACGGCGGTCCCACTGTCCGGTTCAAGTTCCAGCCGACTCGCTCCGCTGCGAATCTCCGACTCCAGCACCGTGCGCCAGACATCCGCCCTGCGGCAGAAGTCGACGGCGACCTGTTGCAAGGCATCCAGAACGACAAAGGGAGGCGCGGGCAAGGCCTGCGGCAGAATACGGGGCATGAGCAGCGCGTATTCGCATAACCGGACATCATCCATCATTGGGCAACCCCTTTTCTTCCCAGTGTCCCGTCCACCTGCTGCCTGATGCCCATCACCTGATAATAGGCCTGCATGTGCGTCTGCGCCCTGGTCAGATTGGACGTCTCGTTGTCGCCGGACAGCACACTCGCCAGCATGTGGTGCACCAAAGCTTCCGAAAACGTGTCCTGCACGGGCAGTTCCTGATCCGTGGCGGTCAGTGCGGGCGGCATAGCGGAATAGGTCAGCTCCACCCATACCTCGGCCTGTTCGGGCACGGCGGGATACACGTAATACGTATAGGGATCGAGATGCTTGTCGTAGGCGTACATCTGCACCTCCGGAGCCATTGTCCCGTATCCCGCCATTCCCAGAAGCAATGCCGCCGGAACGGGGATGATGCCCTTCCCCGGCGTTTCGCCGTCCGCCCCCATGTTCCGCACAAGCCCGATCAAGGCCGCACAGGCATGTCTGGCGCCATGACGGCGATCCGGCATCCCTTGCCGTATGCCCGGTTCGAGCAGGACGGCCTCCGTCACGGCGGTTATGTCCGGGCGCTGCAAAACGACGGCCCGGACGGCGGCGTTCAACAGCTCAAGCAGGCTGAGCCCCGCTTTTTCATCGTGCTCCCAGACCCAACGTCTGGGCATATCGGGTTCGAGGTCTTGCAGCACCCCGGACACGAGGCGCAGGACTTCAGCCGCTCTCATGGTCAGGCCTCCATAACCCTGTAGGGAAACCGGGGCACGGGCACGAACGACATGATGCTCTCGCGTGTGACCGGGTCCGCATTCACCACGGGCTGTTTCTCCACGGCGAGATCAAGGGCATGAATGACCGCTTCCGGCACATCCACCTCCTTATCCCGCTCGATGAGGTATGACTGGCCGTTGACGCCGAGCGCCACCGGGCACTTCTCGTGTTCACCGCGTCCGGACGGAATGACAATCCGCACTTTGCGCTGCTGCCGAAGCTGCGCCACGGCCTGTGCCTCACTCTTCTGAACGGACTGGTTCAGACGTTCGCTCTCTTCCGGGCTCAGAGGCGGCTTGCTGCCGCATTCCTTTTCCTTCGGCGTTTCTTTTGTCTGAGACATGGAGACTCCTTACAGTGAGGATACGGCGACTTCGGCCCGGATCATGTGCATGTCATACAGAATGATGGCCCCGTGCCACATTTTCCACGCGATGCTGCCGCGCTGCCCCATAGGATCGCCGCCTCGGGGAATGTTGGGATTGAGGACCATCGGTACGATGGGAGACTTGCCGCCGTTCATCCTGTTGAACGGGATGATACCGAAGGCGTTCTTGGCCAGATACAGGACGGGGTACACGTCGGCCTTGGCCCCACCCGCCGAAAGGATGCCGGAGCTTTGGTCAATCTCGGCCCCACCGTTTTCCCACGGCTCGAACACGGTCGTGCACAGATAGCGCACGCCTTCCACGGAACCGATTTCGCCGGGCATGGGCTTATAGCCCCCGCCGTAGTCCTTCACATCGAGGAATCCGCGCATCTCCCGGATGTCCGCCTCGCAGTCGGTATGGCAGATGGCGACATACGAAGGCAGCACGCTTTCGGTCTTGAAGTTGGGAGACGCGCTGACGAACGAGGTGATGGGCTGCGCGAGCTGGCGCTTGAGCATCCGTGTCACCCTGCGCTGAAGCTCAAGGGTGAGCGGTTTGTTTACACCGGTGCGAGCCGTCGCCTGCGTGCCACCGGTGTCGCCGGAAAACACTACGTTGGTTCCGCCGAGCACGACGCCGGCGGTGATCCGCTCGCGCATGATGGCCGCCTGTTCGCCGAGGATGTCGGAGAACTCGGCAATCAACGGATCCTCATGGGTATCGGCCAGCACGTCGGTCAGCTCAATCCAGTCGCCGTACTGGTTGATGGTGGCCTCAATGTCCTTGAGCGTCGGTTTGCTGGCCTGCGGCGTCACGCCCTCGGTCAGTGCCTTTGGCTGGTTGGGAAGGTGCTCATAACCGCGGAACTTGATCGTCCGCGTGCTGTGGGCGGGCAGCGGCTTCGGCTGCCCGAACTTGTCGAGCACCAGCAGGGGCTGCGAACGCTCAAGGAGCTGCTTCGAGAAATACCCTGCGGTGCGGTAGGAGATGTCCCCTGTGGTCGTCATGGGAGGCATACGTTTTCACCTCGGTTAGATGTTCCATCCAGCGTCGAAATCGTCTTTCGAGCCGACGCTCTGCGGCACTACAGGAGCGCCGCGCCTCGGGACAGCGAACGCACCGTCGGGATTCGTCCACGCCTTCTGCGGCGCCTGACGTTCGTTCTTGAAGCGAGTGATGAGGTCGGCAACGGCATACGGGTCTTGCCCATGCAAAAATACCTGCATGAGCGGTGCCGCCTCATCGTAGGGTTTCTTCTCGATCCACGCCCGCATGTCCGCCTGAAACCGTTCGTTGTCCGCCTTGCTGCGGGATGCCTCGAAAAGATCGGGATGGGCCTGCCGGACGACTGCCACGAAATTCCGGTTCGCGGCCTCCACCATGCCTGCCTGCTGCTGCGCGGCGACGGCTTCCCGCTCACGCCGGGCCATAAACAGTTCCGCCCGATCCATCGCGTTGTCCGCGCCGTATTCCGCCAGCCGCTTGCGAAGCGTTTCCCCTTCCGGGGAATCCTCGCGGGCAATGGCGGCCGCCTCCGGCGAAAGCTGTTCCAGTTCCGCGAATTCCGACTTGATCCCCTCGGGAATCTCGACCGTCTTCGGCTGCTGCAGCTCATCACGCGGCTGGGGGTCAGGGGCGGCGGGCTGTGCCTGTACTGCCGGTTCCGTCTGCGGGACCGCCTGCCCTGCGGGCGGTTCCTCAAAATGGGGAGGCGTGTTTTCTTCGGATACCTGTTCCGGCCGCTGTTCCGATTGCTCGGCGGGCTGCCCCGGCTCGTCGTCGAATCCTGCGGCAAAGGCTTCCGTGCCTTCCTGATCCATCAGTTCCTGATTCTGGTCTTCCTGCATGGCATTCACTCTTTCGGCGTGATTTTATTGATGATGGAACGCAGTTCGGCGATCGCCCCCTGCGCCCTTCTGATAGCTGCCTCGTCCGACGCGACCTCGAGCGCCTTGCGCTGCTCCTCGATTTCTTCTTCAAGGAGTTCCTTCAGCGCGAGATAAAACCCGGTCCTGAATGCGGAACGGATTTCGAGCACCGCCCTGCTTTGTTGCTTCATCATGCGGCTGTCCCTTCCATCGGCTGTTCAGACTGGGCCTGCGCCGCCTGCTGCTGCGACTGCGCCAACGCCAGCATGAGCTGTTGCTGCACCTGTTCGGGGGAAAGACCCTGCCTGCCCAACTCGGCGGTCAGGGCCTGCACGTTGGCCTCGGCCTGCGCCAGCGCCTGCATGACCATCTGCTGATGCTGATGTTCCTGCGCTTCCTTCTCGGTCCGCAGGATGCGTTCGGCGGGCAAGTCCGTTTGTTCAAGCGTCACTTTAAGAAGTTCGTCTTCCTTGATGCGGCTGGCGAACAAGGGATTCGCCATGAGCGAAATGATGCCGGGCACCTGTTGTGCCCTGACTTCCTTGGCGATGAGCGACTGGGAGCCGGTGGCGACGACCTCGTAGTCGCCCTTGATCTCCTCGCGCGGGTTCCACTGCATGTTGAAGCGGTACATCGCGCGGATGAACGGCGCGGACACATACTCGTCAAAGTCCTTCACCCGGTCTTTGAGCAGAATGTTCGATGCCCCCATGAGCATGGACAGGCCGGACGCCGTTTCCCCCGCGCCGGACACGCGCCCGTCCCCGGCGTTGAAGCGCGGCGTGCTGATTTCGTCGGCGCACTCCTGCCAGAATTTCACCTGCGTCAGGTTCTCCTGAATGCAGGACGGCACCACTGCAACACTTAATGCCTGATTGATGTTCACCCCGGCCTTGTCGAACAGCAGGACGCGGCTCGAAACGATGTCCAGAGGATCCTCGCCTTCAGCCAACGCCTGCATGTTCACACCGAACAGTGGGCCGGAACTCCACGCCGTATTATCCTGCGCGGCGCGTACGGCGGCGTTGATGCCCGCCTGCGGCGACCGCAGACGATACGCGATGCCCTCGGGCCAAAAGGACGTTTCGTCACGCTGGTAGGGGTAAAAAAAGAAGGGGATGTCCACGCCTTCAAACGGATTGACCGACGCCTTGACGATGGTGTCGCCGAGCATCCACACGCAGGAGGGAAACACACGGTACAGGTCGGCGTCCTCAACCGCGCATCCGGCATCCCGGAGTTCCTGCCCGGTGAGATAGCCCCACCGTTCGTAGACGCGGAACCGCTTGTCCATGACCGCGCCGAGGTTGCCGCTGGCGTCGTTCAGATTCCGCTTCTGCGATTCGTAGGTCGTCAACGAGGCGTCGCCGTTTTCATGCTCCTTGAGATACCCCTCGATGGCGGATGCATCGAAACCGGGGAACGTCGTCAGGTCCCACAGGTCCTTGTCCGTCTTGAGGTGCACCTGCCAGACATAGCGGAGCTGGCGCGGCTCCAGCGCGCCGGGATCGGGATAGACCTCCCAGACGGGGACGGCCTCGTAATAGGGCCGGATTTCCTCGCCCATGACCTGCTCGTCCCAGACAACCCTGCCGCTTGCATCGGAGACGGGACGCCTCTTCCTGAGTTCCCGGCGTTCGACCAGCGGCCCCTTGAGCACGCCCATCCCGAGTAGGCAGGAGGAAAAGATGACGGCCTTGCAGTGCTGCTGCCACGAGGGGCGGAATTCGCCTCCCGCCGAGGACTCCTTGAGCTGGTCGTCGATGACCTGCTCCATCTTGTCGGCGCAGGCCTTGGCGATGCGGAGCTTCACCGTGCCGAGGTCGATGCGCCGCATGGCCTCCTGCATGGCCATCCGCTGCATCTTCCGCATGGCAAGACCGTCGGGAACCGCGTTCTGCGCCTGTAAGATCTGCATCTGCTCCGCCATGACTTCCTGCACGGCCTGCATGAACTCCGGGGACTGCTCAACAAGCTCGCCGGGAATTTCCGGGTCCGGCGTGGGCTGGATGGCCCAATTCTTTGAGCGCGCCGGGAACAGCAGGTCCATGAGCCGGGCCACCATCATGTCCACCTTGTTCGTGGTCATCCGATAGTAGACCTGCGACCGCTTGAATTTCTTCAGCCGCTCCATCACGTCGGCGGGGTACTGCCCCCGGTACTGCATGAGGTCTTCAAGCCACCGCTCCTCAATGAGCTTGCGGGAAGACTCGGCGGTCGAGAACTCGCGCTTGAGCTGCAAGGCCAACGCATTGAGCCGGGCGGACGCAGCGGCGCGGGCCTCGCGCTCCAGCTGTTCCGCGTCTTCCCGCTCCATCGCGGCGTAAAATTCGTTCTCAGCCTCAAGCGGTATCTGGGTCATTGCTTGTCCTCCACCCCGCCCCGTTCAATCTTCCGCAGGAGCCGGGTTTGCATGGCGTCCAGCGCCGTTCCGCCGGAATAGCCCGCCATGCCGACAATCCCGACAATAAACCCCATCGAGAGCCCGCTGTCTTCCAACGCCGCAAACATGAGGAAGGCGGAAAAGGCGGCCATGACCGCCGAGAGCAGAAAACCGCCCACGGAACGGAACCCGAAGCGTGCCCATCGCACGAACGCGCCGGTCACGGAAACGCCGATGAACGGCAACGACCGTTCCAGCATCTCCCAGAAATTCCAGTCCTGCATGTCGCTCATCGGCCCCCACGGATAGCGGCCTTGTCCGCATTGCACGAACCGAGGGCCTGACGGAGGCTCAAGACATAGTCGACCAGATCGGCATTGTTCACGCCGGTCCATAAGGGCACGGGCGTTTCCGCCGTCAGGTACGCCGGGGCATCCTGCCGGATCACGACGGGCATGGTCGCCACCGGCTTACCTGAGCAGCCCGTCAACGGCAGGAGGCAACACAGTGCCGCCCCAATCGCCAGTCTGCCTGTCATTGCGCATGGCCTCCCGCAGCTTCACGCGCTGCCGTTCCCGGTCCTGTTCCAACGCCGCCAGCTTCCCTTCGCGTTCTTCAAGCGTTTCTTGAAGTTTGGCATGGGCCGCCGTCATGTCTTCGAGCGCGGCACGATTCTTCTCCGCGCTGGCTTCCCATGCCGCGGCGTCCTGTCTGGCGAGGTCGCGCTGCCCGGTCACGATGGACACCCACACGCCAAGAGCGATGCAGGCCACGGCAAAGACGGCGCAGACAATGCGTTCGATATTCATCACCACTCCCGCTCCGGCCCCATGTCGAGGTGCACGAAGGTTTCGTAGTCCCGGTGGCCGATGCCCCGGAACCCGCACTTGCGGGCCAGCTTGATGAATGCCTCATGCCGCTCTTTCGGCATACGGACATCAAAGGCGAGGGTCAGATGCTGCGAATGCGCGACCCCGCCCACTTCCTTGTTGTGCCTGAAGCAGCGGTGACCGCAGTTGATGACGAGGGGCTCGCCCCACATGTCGCGGAGCCGCTGGAGCGCGTCCATGCTCGCCTCGTCCACGACGATCTCCCCGCAGCATTTGCAGGCGATCTCCTTCGGGGTGAAGTTCGGCCATTTCCCGGACCAACGGGCTTCGGTGTAGTGCATGAAAAAACGCTCCTGAGTTTCGTCAGGAGCGTAGCACGGGGTTTTCCGGCGAAAAGCCTGATGGGGGGCTGGTGAGGGGCTAGGGAGGGGCTGGTGGGGGGTTGACAACCTTTCGGGATGGACTGCGATTGCAAAATATAACACAGCATTCCGCGTATATCGATTTTCACCTTCCTCTTTTATAGATGATTTGATATGTAAAAATCTAAATAGGATGTTGGATATGCGTAGACTCGGTATGCTGTTGCTGGTTGCCGCTCTGGCGGTTATGGCTCCCTCAATCGTTTTCGCCGAAGAGACGCAGCCCACGGTCGCACTGGATGCCTGCGGGCAGATCGCAGGGCTTTCCCCTGATGTCATGGACCTCATCGAACAGCAAAGAGGCTGCTGTTCATGGCACGGCGGCGTGTGCGGCTGTTCCAGCGGTGGACGGGTGCGGTGTTGCGACGGAACGCTCAGCCCGTCGTGCAGATGCAGGGCTGACGATCCCAACTCCCCAGAAATGAAGAGCTAGACAAAAGAAAGGTGGTTCTTGCAGCCACCTTCTTCTCTTTTTAGACAAAAGTAGATAGGCATAAAGAAAGAGGGATAGATGAAACACTTTCGCCTCATTCCGTTGGTCGCGGCGGCCTTTCTGTGCCTCGCCGCCTTCTCCGCGTTAGATGACGCAGTGGCCGCCTCTGTGGTACACGGGAACTACAAGAGCCGCATCTACCATAACGCCCGGTGCAGGTACTTCAACTGCAAGGCGTGCACGGTAGTGTTCCAGTCGGCAGAAGAGGCAAGGGCGAATGGGTATCGGGCTTGTAAGGTTTGTGGAGGGTAAAAACAGTGAAATGCGTTAATACCATATTAATAGCAATTGGTTTTATATTGTTATGTGGCGTTATTCTTTTACTATTTAGATACAAAATAGTATCTGAAAACAATCACGTATACATATATGATATTTGTACAAACAAAATGTCTATCTATAGTCCAAAAGGTAAAATATTTCCTATAATTGGTAACGCTGAAAATAAATATGAAAATCTTAAGAAAGATGTTTCCGTAACAGCTAAATATAACTTGTCATTATGTTCTAAAGAATTTCCAATAGAAGTTTTAATTGTAAATGGAAGTAAAGAAAGAGTACTACGAACAGAATGGAGATTGGATGTAAATAAAAAAGGAACCAGTGATTCATTAGTCAAAAAGGATGGTGAACTTGTTCCACACTACATTGGAAATAAATATTTAAATACATTTATATTAGAACCTATGGAAAATTTTTCAGCTTGTTATAAGCTCCCACCAATGATAAACTCTTTTGATGAAAAAGATATGGTTATACGTACATATGAGATAACGCCAACTTTTGCAAATACATTTGGAGGTGACTTGGATACAATGTCTCGCTTTTAATGTTTACTTGACTTTTAGCCACTTTCATGGTGGACTTCCGTCTACGGAGCCTCGAAACTCCTTTCTGAGACGGAAGCCAACCCCGTGAGAGTGGCTATTTTTGTGCCCTGCCAAGACATACTTGATGCCTTGGGAGAGGTGTATCATACGATCTTCACGGGTCGGGAGTAGGCTAATACAATACCCTTCGGGGGAATAGGCCTGGCTGTTCTCAGACAGTTTCGAGCTCCCGGCCTTTGTTATTTTCAAGGGCCAATCGAAAAATCTGAGAGGTTCACTATGTCACAGGCCCTTCTTCTCTCTACGCCCGTCCCTACAGTATCCGTCCACGCTGGACGTCCCGCAACTACCTCCCTAGATGTGGCCAAATTTTTCGGTAAGCGTCACGGCAATGTCGTTCGAGATGTCTATCAACTCATAGATAACACACCGGAAACATTTAGCCGACTCAGTTTTGAGTTGGCCTCCTATCTTGATGAACAAGCCAAAAATCGCCCTATGTTCATTATCTATCGTGACGGCTTTACCCTCTTGGCGATGGGCTACACAGGCCCGGAAGCCATGCGGTTCAAGCTCGCCTACATCGAAGCCTTCAACCGCATGGAGGCCGAACTCGCCGCCGAAATCCGGGAGGCCCAACAGCAATACTACCGTACCTACGGCCGCCTGTGCAGCAGGCTGATCACCATGAGTATCCCCGTCTTCACCGCGCTGGAAAGCCGTGTCACAAGCAAGCTCCCGACCATCCCCTCCACGGCACCCGCGTCGGCACGCAGTGGGAACGATACTTCACCGCGCGCATGACCGCCGCCCTGCACCCCCTTGATGACAGGCTGCCGGACGAGAAGGACCCGGCAATGCTCCTGCTGGAATACGCCTGCGCCATGAGCGCACGGTAACGCGAAGCCCCCGGTTTGCAGCCAGTTTTTTTCTTGATGACTTTCATAATTAATTTTCCTATAATAAGAAATAAAATAATTTATGAAGGTAATATTATGGGTAGTATTCCTCAAGAAATAAACATATCTGGCCTCAAAAATGAAAACTATCCTACCTATAAGGAACGAGAAGCTCAAGAATTGGTTTTCATATTAGTTGAACCCATAGGAGGAGGGGCAAAGGACGTCGAAGACCTACTTAGAAAATTACTTTTAGATAAGTATAAATATAATGATATAAATATTATCCATTTAAGTAATATAATTGAAGAAGAGTGTTCTGGTAAATTTCCAGAACCAGAATATGGAATTTTTACAAGTATGAATCAAGAATTAATATCTGATGAAGCAAAAAGAATATATAAACTACAAATGTGGGGGAATATTTTACGAAAACAAAAAGGAAATGATTTTTTAGCTAGAAAATCAATTAAAAAAATAGCACAATGCAGAATTAAAAATGCGGGTATCCGAGAAGATAAAGAAGGTGAACAAACACGTACCGTTACGCAACCAATTCGAGTTGCACATATAATTCGTTCAATAAAAAACGAAGACGAGCTTAATCTTCTTAAAGATGTTTATGGAAATATAGCTTTTGTTATTGCAAAAAGTGATACATTGGAAAATCAAAAAAACAATTATGCAGAAGCATCAGATGAAAAGGGGATAGGTAGACGCGATAGAGAATATTCGATACTTTCCGATCTTGATCAGTCTGACGGAACTGAAAACGGGCAACAAGTTCGTAAAGTTTTTTGTCGAGCAGATTTGTTCCTAACTGAGTTTTATAAAGAAGAACTTAGTAATTTTTTATCATTACTTTTTGTGGATACTATTCATAGTCCAACTATTGATGAAAGAATGATGTTTGAAGCTTTTGCTGCAAGCATGCGTTCCACCTGTTTATCTCGTCAAGTTGGTGCTGCTCTTTCCGATGAGTATGGTAACCTTATTTCTATAGGATGGAATGATGTTCCTACTTACGGTGGCGGCTTAGCGACAGATTTTAATAATCCCACAACACTTTGTAAATTTAAGGGAAAATGTAATAGTAATTCTAGTATCAACAATTTGATGGAAAAAATTTATGAATTATTAAATAGTAATAACTTGCTTAAAAGTAAAATTCAAAAAAGAAAAGTTACTGATTGTCTTAAGCAGGCTGGTCTCTCAGGTTTAATAGAATTCTCTCGAGCTACACATGCCGAGATGGAAG